CGTGACTGAATGGACTCGCGCTTAGCCTCGGCATCTTCTTCAATGCCTAAAATCTTGTCAGCAACTTGCTGGGCGCGCCGCACACGGTCCGCCTCAATGGACTCGCGAAAGTCGGAGAGCTGCTGCTCGAGCTCAGTGATGCGGTCAGTATGCGACTCCTCAAGCCCGGCCAATTGTTCGGCCAAATTTTGACGCGCTTCGGCAATTGAATCATTTGCGTCTTGCTCTAACTCTGTTCGACGCTCTTGATAATCGGATTCAGTCTTTGCCTGTTGGTCGGCAAGATTGGTGAGTGCGTCGGCGTGGGCCTCTTCGATATTCTCGCGCCGGTCCGCGGCCTGCTCGGCAATCTCTACAAGTCGCTCTTGGTGTTGTTCTTCTGCCCGCGCCTCTTCCCGCGCTGCATTGGCCCGCGCCTGTGCGGTTTGCTCAGCAATGGCTGCAACTCGCGCCGCGCCCGCCGCCTGAATATCGGCAATGCGGTTGGCCGAATCACTTTGAATTTGCTCAATCTGCTTGGCCGCATGCGCCTGCGCCTTCGCCTGAGCATTGGCGATGGCTTCCATTTGCTGGCCAGCGGTGTAGATGTTACGGGCGAGCGTGCCAAAGGATTGCTCAATGGATTGAGTAGAAACGCCCGCAATCTGCCCAACAGCGGCAAGCGTGGAGGCAAACTGTGCTGTCGCGCCTGTTGCCTGCTGGATTCCGTCAACGGCGTTGCCCCAATTCGCGGCGGCATTGGCTGCGCTGTAGCCAATGGCGACGAGCGCCACGAGCGCAGCCGTCAGCGCCACAACAGCGGCGATTGCAATCCCTATTGGCCCGCCAAGTGCAGCGAATGATGCGCCGATCGAACCCGCAGCCGCTGCGCCTTCTGTGCCAGCGGTTGCCATTGTTCGGCCTAACAGTTCTACGCCCTGCACAGGGCTTTGTATGGCGCTGGATAGCTGGTCAAAAAGGCCGGTCAATCCGGTGATGGTTTGGCCGAGTTGGTTTACGCCGCCATCTTTGCCGATCTTCTTTACCGCTTCGTCAGTTTGCTGTGCTTGGTCACGCACACGGCGCAGCGTGGCCTCACCGCCGTTATCGCGGCCAGTGATGACAATTTGTAATTCGCTGCGTCCCTGTCGTCCCATGATGATCTATACGTGGCGCCCTACTCTTCTATCTGGGCCATTGCATCAAGCTGTTCCTGCTGGGCTTCAATCTGCTTGTCAATCAATTCTTTGCCCTCAGCCAGCAAGCGACCTACGCTCACAAACGCATCATTCATTTCAGAGAATGAGAAATCAAGAATCGTTTCGCGAGCGGCGGCTTTGTCTTCGGGGGATGTGGCTGGCACAAAAAGCAAAACAATATCAATCAGGCGGTCAATGTTTTGTGCGGTGAGCTTCCATTGACCCGATTGCATTTGCCTGCCAATCATGGTCATGTCTTTGCGGGCGCCGTCAATCTCACGCGAGAAGCGAACCCAGCCGGGGCCATCGGGCGAGGGAAATTTGAGGGTTAATTCGGCCATATATCAAACAGGCTAGGCGTGTTGTTGCGCCTAGCCTGAACTCCACAATGAGGATTAGTAAGCACCGCGAACAGGCGAGCCGGAGCCCTGCGCTTGGAACTCAAACGACCACGCGCCGTTGACCGGTGCATCGAGGTTGACGGTTTCGCGCACCACGTATCCGGTGAAATACGGCCGCTTGCTGCCGGCGCTGCCCTTGCCCGCCGGCGAGAGGCGCACGGCGATTTTCTCGGCAGCAAACAATGGCCAATCGAATGCATCGCTGTATTCGTTGACCGCTGCCGTGCCCGTCGCCTGCGTGCCAGATCCGGGCGCGGCAATGCTCACAGTCGGGGCCGAGGTGTAGCCGGTGCCGAAATTGGTCATGATGACAGCCACCACATTACCCGCGGTGTTGATGATGGCCGTGGCCGCTGCACCCGAGCCACCGCCGCCGGTGAATGTCACGGCAGGGGCTGTCGTGTATCCGGTGCCGGGATCGGTAATGCTCACTGTGGTGACACGCCCAGTAGTGAGGTCGACAAAGGCCTTGCAGGCGATGTTGAACTCAGCATAACCGGCGAACGAAACAGGAGCACCGCCATACACCGGCACTTTGGCGATGTCGGCTTTGTTGCCCATCTTGCCGTCCGATGAGCGCCCGGTGAAGTTGTAATACGGGATGGTCGCGGGCATGATCCAATCGGCTGCGCTCGGACACATCTCAATTACGCAATCCTTGGTAGCAATTAAACCCATTTTGAAAACTCCATGCGCATGAATGCTCGATGCACCATGCGTTTAGCTTGCGCCTGCGCGTATGGATACCGTGATGGTCATGCGCTCGCGCCGATATTCTTGCCCGCCCAGCCTCTCGGCCTGTAATAGCGAGCCTGTTGCACTACGTTCGTTAAAGACGAGATCAAACCAACTGGTTTGGCCTTGTTCGCTTCTGCTTAGGCCATCCGAATTGGTCATTACCCAATCCGCGACAACCTGTTCGATGTCGTCAATCGCGTCTTCGGCGTTTGCTTCGGTCCAGTTCGACGCCGGATCGGCGTACAGCACAAAGACATCAATCGCAAACATCAGGGCCGTCTCAGCATCAACGCCGCCAGTGATCTCTTGTCGACGGTCACTCCCAGCGCTGGTGAAGGTCACAACTGGCGATTGCCCGTTGAAGTTCCCCACGCGGAATGGATAGACGGCCTGCACAACGCCCGCATTCATCAGCGCTTGGCCAATCTCGTTGGCGAGCAGCTGCCGGTAGATTTTGCGATTCACTGCCGCCATTAAGCCCCCAGAATCTCCACGCTAAGCGTGCTAATGGCCTCGGTAGCGACATAGGCTTGTGCATAAGCCGCACCGATGTCGTAGAAGGCGTGAGCGCCACCGCGCCGGTTTTCATAGACGCCATACTCAGCGGGGTATTGCCCTTTCGGGTTCACTGCCGTGGGGTCGATGAAGATGATCGCCGTCGCCTCGTTGCCGGATTCGATGAAGTCGATCCGCTGCGAAGCGCGTAGCGCGCCGGTGTCGACGTGCACCACTCCATCGATCCAACGCAATGTTGCAAGGCCTGCGCGCTTGACCACGCGGCCCAGCGCCCCATTTGGCCGGATCGCCCGCGTTGCGCGCAGGTTATCGGCCATCAGCTCTTGGATGCCTTGAATACTTGCGTCGATCATGGTGTGGCTGCGTTTAGCAGCTCCTCGACGATGAGCTTGCGGCCCATTTGCCACACTTCGTGCCAGCGCACTGGATACTGCTTGCCACCAACCACCAGCACATCGCCGGGGAGGATGTCAGCGAGTGAATCCACATGCGTTTGAAACATCCGCAGCGGCGTCTCGAGCCCTGCGCGCCGGGCATCCTCACTGGAGATGGGAAAGAGGCGAGAGCAGCACACCTGCGAGAGATGCGCCACCGGCTCGCCTCGCTTCCCGCCTGACACTGAGGGGGGCCTGAGTGTTGAGGCCTGAACACTGCGGATGCGGTCACGCGATGCACTCATAGCGTTTCCTGAAAGTTCAGCAGGATCTCGCCGCCACTGATGCTGCTCAGGCTTGATCCATAGGTCGCCTTCATGTAGCGATCCTTGCGGGCGATCGCTTCCTCTAAGCGCAAGCGAAACTGATTGAATGATTCGCTATGCGGACCTTCGGTCACATCGACCAGCGCAAAGTTTTGCAGCACGTTGTTGAGCAGACGAAACTCGGCATAGTCGAGTAGCTTGTCTGCGTCGGCATCTGCCACGGTGGCCACCTCGGCGGCGCTGGCATCGGCAATACTGGCCACGGTGTAGCCGCATTGACGAACCGCCCATGAGATCGGCTCCGCCAGATCGCGGTTACCACTGACCGTTGCGCAGTCCATCTTCACTTCGGCCATCCAAAGCCGAGCGCGACGAATGAGCACCGTCTCAACTGCGCTGCGCGTGATGGCCACTACTTGCCTCCATCAGTGCCGGTATCGGTCTCATCGGGTGGCGGATCCGTCTTGGTCGTCTTCTTCTTGCTGGCAGGCTGAAGACCAGCGATGGCCTCCAAGACCAGATCAAGCTTCGCATCCATCTCGAGCAGCCGTGTCTCGATGCTGGACTTCTCCGCTGTCTCGCCAGTGAGTGGCTCACCCTCGCCCTGCTCGGCAGCGCCAGCGAGGTTGAACTTAGCCAACAGTAGGTCGAGCTTCTCCTCGAGGGCGGCTTGGGATTGCTGGGTGCGGCGCACCGCGTTTCCTAAATCCATAGTTGGTGTGGTTAGTGGAACGTGGCGACAGCGCTGGCAATGCTAGCGCTGTCGCCCCATCACTCATTCAGGTTATTGGAAGGCGGTTGGGATGCTGTAGCTGGTGCTGGCCACGAACTGCATCACAACGCCGTTGAGGCGGTTGGCCACACCAAGGCCAAAGCGGTGCTCCCAGTAGCTTTCGCTGATGGGGTAATCCTCTTTGGTGGCGACGAGCTGCAAGCCCTGTGGCAGGCCGGTGTCGGCGGGGTCCACGCGCTCTTTGAGTGGAGGCGGTGCACCGAGGTGGATGCCGATGGTGTAATCAGCCGGCACCCAGCGCCACTCGCTCACCCACACGCCAGAGTCGGTGCGCCCCAAGATGCGCCCAGGCACACTGGGCAGCTCGACCACGCGGTCGGTGTTTGCGCCTGGCAACACGCCGCGCGTGTCGGTGCGGTTGAACTCGGTCAAGGCCGAAACCTTCGCCGTCTGCGCATTGTTGATGAACATCACAATGTCGCTGCCGCCGGTCGGTGCACCAAAATGCTCTTCCAACTCATCGCGCACAGTGACGCACGGGTTGTTGGTGTCGCTGATGGCCGAGGAGAGGTAGTTGCTGCCGAGGTAGTGGTTTTCGGTCGCCTCGGATTCGCTACCCAACACCGGCGGATACAACGTGGCGTCACCGCTGGCCAGCGGCTGCAAGTTGAGCGAACCCTTGCGCTTATCGATGAAGGTACGCGGCGCCGTATTGTTGAACAGTGCCCGCAACATCTCGAAGCGGTAGGTGTTCATGTCGGCAGTGACGATGGTGTCGATGTGGCGGTCCAACTCACCCACCGTCATATACGCCATGTCCACGCGATCACCAGAGATGGCATCGCCAAAGCCCTCGAGTGGGAATGCCACATCCCAGGACCCGCCGCGCTTCACGAATGCCGGCTTGGCGTTGTCGCCGAGGCGTTGCATGCGGCCACCGCCCGGCAGCTTGTAGCGTTCAGTGTGGTCGGTCGTGGTGCCCTCGACAAACACGGCCTTGGCCGCGCCGAGGTCAGCGTTGTATTGCGTCACCAACTGTTGGATGGCATCGTAGACCACGCGCTGGCCAACGACGTTAACATACTCGCGATCCGAGTCGGCGAGGTTGAGTGCTCCAATAAGTCGTCCCATGATTCTTCAACCTCCTTAGAACTGGTCAGCCCAGACAAAATCGGCATAGACCACTTTGGTCTTAGCCGAATCCGACAATGCCATCACGCGACCACACGGCACACTGAGGGTGCCTGCGGCATCGGCCAGCGCGCCGGCGGTGTCACTGAGGAACAGCCGAGCGTCGTAGGCCTGCGGGATGGTGAAGCCGGCCACTGGGCCGCGCTTGATGAAAGAGAAGGCTTGGCCAGCAGCCGCGCCTTCGAGGGCAATGCCGCGCGCCTGCTGCTTGCCGACGACGTTGGCATCTGCAATGCCGTAGGTGCCGGCACTGGACATATATACGGCCTGCCCGGCAGTGATGGTCTCTGCGGCGAGACCGTTGAAGATTTCCGCATTGTCATGCGCACGCGCCACTTGGGCGGCGGTAACGACAAGATCGGCCATAATTCACCTCTAAAACTTGACTGTCGATGTCGGTTGTGGTTTGGCTGCATTCGCGCCGGTTTGCCGCGCGTTTTGGGCCGGAGGTGTCCCCTTCGGCTTGTTTGGCGGCGGATCGGCTGGGCGCTCAAACAGTTCAGGCATTTCTTTCTGTAGCTGCTTGATGGCCTCATCGATCCCATTCACGGTGCCGTCCTCACCAATCTCAATCTTGAGACCGGCGGCGGCGATCAGCGCGTGCACGTAATGCGCCGGTTTGGCAAACTTCGCATCCTTCGCAGCCATCTCGACTGCGTGGCGCTTGGTCCGCTCGGCGGCGTCCGACTGCGCTTTCTCAAGCTCGGTTTTGTAGCGATCGCGCTCTTTGGTGAGCTTTTCGGTCTCGCTCAGTTGCGCCTGCTGGCGCTCTGTCTCGGCCTTCTCTAGCTCATCTAGGCGCTTGCGCCGCTTGGCACTTTCGGAGTTGGCCTCTTTCAATGCTGATTGAGTCCTCTCCAATTCGGCCTGCACCTGCTCCCGTGTTGGTTCATTGGTGGCGCCTGCGCCGCCTGAGCCACCGCCCGTGCCATTAGCCGTGGTGGTGACGTTCGGTTTGTCTTGATTTTGCGTATCGGTATTGCCGTCTTGTGGCATCTCGCCTATCCCTTGCCCATCTCGGGCGATGCGGCTGCGTCTCCATCGCGGAGGGAAAACAAAAACGCGGGCTACCGGTGAAGGTAGCCCGCGCGATTCGTTGATCACGTAGCCGTGTTTAGTTGTGCGGCGATTGTAGCATTGATCAGCGTGAGCTTTTAAGGCTCAGCAGAAAAGCAGACTCGCTGGGTGCTAGGCGGCAAACCCCACACCCTAATTGATTTGGTCAGATCTATGCATCGGCACATAGGGCTTGGCCTTATCCCATGTTTCTTCAAATTCCGCAAGCAATTGCAATCCAAAATACGAGCTATTTACTCTACTTACTTCCAACTGTGTACGGAATGTGCTTCGACTGCCGTGCCAAAAGAATCCAGCCATTGCCGTATCGCCAATAATATATGCCTGCACCGAAGGCAGATTGTCATACAGGCGAATTTTCGTTGTCACGGAATACCGATCACTTAGGGCCATGACCTCATCGATGGAGCTAGTTACCCGACGCTTGACTGCGCCTGGATCGCCGTAAAGATCAATACCACGTTGCTTGGCTGCTTCACTGTCAGGATTTAGTAGAAGGATTTGAAGTGTATTGCCATTCTTGGCAGCCTTTTGAAACAGATCGCTACTTGTTGTTAATGATCCAAGCCAAGTACTCATAAGTTTGATCGGGCCTCTGGCCTCTGCTACCAATGCCGCGATACGATCAAATGGCATTTCTTGATAGACCATTTTGATACCCGCATCTTCAAACTCGCGGACATCCTGACCGCTTTGGATTACCTTTGAAGCAATCTGATTAACAAGCTCATCGCGATCCTCTTCCTGTCGTACAACAGTGAAGTACCGGGAAGTCAACGACGCAATGAGAAAAACCAAACCAGTCGGCAAAAGGTTAGCAAGCACACTCAACGCCAATTCATTAAGCGGCTTGTCGTCATTCGAAATTACTAAATACAAAGATGGAATTGCAATGATCGATACAACAACAAAGATAATGCTAATCAAATCAAGGTGGCGCAACAACATCCGCAAGCGAGATTTTTTAGCTGGCATATGAAATTTCCCCCATGTGGATTTTGCTTTATGGCGCTTTTGTATGCTTGGCATGTGGGTGACAACAAAAGCACACGTACCTGACAACGCGTCACAACAGATTAAAACCTCCATTTGGAGTTTGCTCTGAGGCACTTATCGATTGTTCAATTCTTTCAACTCACCGCTGCCCCGCGCCAGCTAAACGCATTCGCCGGATGGATTTCCTGTCTACTCCCATCTGCTCGCGCCAATAACTCAGCATCTGCCGCAGCCCGCATCCGCTGCGTCATGTGGTCATTGGCCTCACTCATCAGCACCAGCGCCAGTGTATCGCGGCACCACCAATGGAATGGTGGCTGTTTGTCACTGAACCCATAGAACTGCGCCTGATCCCACGGCTTGCCGCTCAGCTCAAATGGCTCATCAAACGGCTTGACCTGCCCATGCACGAGTAGGCATGTCTCAGTTGTGCGCTCGTCGATGGCGGCAATGGCCTGTTTGCCCCAGTCTTCTGGCCGCTCCCCAGTATCGGTAAGCGTTTGGCTGATAGCCGCCTCATGTGTGTGGTTGGCTACCACAACCAGCCAACGCGCAATCTCGCGCACCATCGGCCCCGGCGCGAGGATGCCGGGCCGTGTGATATCGCCAAAGATGAGCGCCGGATCCGTGCCCAGCTTGGCCAATGCCAGCGCCCGCACAGTTTGCGACTTGAGTGTGATCTCTATGGCTTGCTTGGCCAGTTGCATTGCTGGCACCGCCAAGGCCAACAGCGCCGACGCCACAAAGCCGCGAGCGCTCAACTGTTCGGCGGCCTGCTCGTTGCCAATGTCAAAGGCCTCGTCGAGCCAGTCATCCACCATCAGCAGTGCGTCATGCTCAAACCGACGCAGGCGCAGCTCGATGATCCGGGTATCGTCCACGCCGAACGCATCGGCAAATAGCAGACGATAGAGGTCATATAGGCCGCCGCCCTGCTCGGCTGAGCCGAGGGCGTCGAACATGCCGCCAAGGCGGGTGATAGTGCGCTCGGCGATCGCAACGGCGGTTTCGTGTGGCGTGGGCATTAGTTCAGAAATAGCTCGGGCAATTGTGCTCGGCATGCCATTGGCGCAGCATGTCGCGTGTATTGGTCAACAGCGCCGCTATGCCCGGCGTAATCTTGAATCGCGCAACGTTGCGATCAATGTCAAGCTGAACTTGCTTTTGATCGCACGCAGCCACCCAATCGCAAAACATCTCTATTAAGTCGAGTAGGGTCATGCCAGCGACACCGTTGAAGTAATGCTCAGGATGATGTGAATTGAACTGATAGTGATGCTGTAAACCCTCACCCATATCAATTAGGGCGTGCTTGTATTCTGGCGAGTCGTACACCAGTGTTTTCAGCTTGGGCGTGAATACCTCAAACACTTCGCGCTCGGGTGGCGCAAGTTTTGACAGGTCATGCATCTCTGCACGAAGTTCAAGCAATTTGGAAATGTTGTTTAGGTCGCTGGCATCTGTATTCACAATGATGTCCAACACATCTGCGCCCAGTTTGTTTGAAATCCATGCGCGGTGCGGCGTTCCGGACATGGCAACGCAGCACTGCGCAAGCCTGAATAAATTGTAGTCAATCGGCTTTAAGTCAAACCATCCTTTCGCCGCCTCGGCTTTCGTCATCTCAACGAAATCGTGCAGGTAATACTTAACCAATCGACGATGTTCGTCGATGTCTTGCATCCATTGTGGTGTGCTCACGCTCCCCTCCTATTGATCTGCGCCCCGGCGTTCAACAACTCTTGGCGCGACTGATAATCCTTTGATCCCTCAATCTCTGCGATCCGCTGTTGATCCCACCCCTGCCACTTCAACCACAGCGGCAGCGCCACGCCATTGCGAATGGCTGCTGCAGCGGCATCCCAAAATAGCTTCTCTTCCTCGAGCGCGTCGACCTGATCCACCTCAAACACAGGCCGCTCGCCAATGGTGTGCTCCAGATCGCCCTTGGCGTAGCTCTCAAGGGCAAAGCCCTGATACCCCTCATAATTACGAAAGCCACCAATGCTAATGGCCATCTTCTGCGCACGCACCAGCGCATCGTCATAGTTGGCGCGGCTCTCCACGACCTTGGTGGTCGAGTCCTGCCGGGCCAATCGCAACGCCCGTGCGGCCACATCGCCGCCGGCAGCGAACACATCGGCGCGCAGCTCGGGGTATTCGCGCTCAATCTCGTCGAGCAAGGCTTGGATGTGGGTAACAGTGGCCGCGATATCGAGTGGTGCCACCAGTGGCACTGCCTTGGCATTGGGATCATTGGAATAGAGCGTCGGCACACTCTCGCGCCCAGCCTCCGGGTTCTTGGCCTGCTCGGTCGGTGTCGTCGGCACCGTCGCCTTGGTCTGGACACTGGCATTGGGATTGGTCACACCGGCCAACAGCCATGGCGCATCCACCATCTTGCGCACTTGGTCGCTGAGCTTCGAGGCGATATCGTCGGCCTCGCGGAATTTGCTCAAGTTGGGATACGCCGCGCTCCAGCCCCAGTCTTGACCCACATTGTCATGTTGGGCCATGACGAGTGGCACAAAGCCATATGGCACGGTCCATTCGGCCTGCTCACCGTCCCATGGGTAAGGCTTGCCGTTGAGCAGCGTGGTGTATTTGACATTCCCCCCATCGCGCACGGCAATCTCGCCATAGCGCACATCATTGTCGGCCTGCCCCTCTCGCTCGGGCCGCTCCGGGTTATCGCGCCATTCCTCGAGCTCGTAGCCCTTGACGTTGCCAAATTCATCAAGGGTCAATGATTTGATGATTTCGGGGTCCAATATCTTGAGATAGACACGCTCACGCACGGGGTCATCAATCACCTGCAATCCCACATCCCCGAGCACCGGACCGTGCAATGTGTAGATGCTCTTGTTGACCTGCCACGCACTTGCCCGCCACAGTGCGGCGATGGCCGTGCGGATTTCCTCGCGGTCAGTCACGATTGGCAGCGCCGACGGCACAGCCTTGCCATCACCCGCCGCCGGGTCAAGCTTGCCACCCATGAGGCGCGTGCGATAGAACTTGCCCAGCCGGTGAGACGGGTTGTAGATGTTGCGGGTGTAGCGGTAAAGCCCGTATTGCGCCTTGTATGCCGGTGCCCACGAGTGGATGTTGCGATAGGCGGTGTTTTCGAAATAACTCCGCAGAATGGCGTAGCGCGATCGCCGCCCATCCCACGATTCCCAATCCTCGCCCTCGCGCACATTGGTCGCAAGATAGCCCTCACGAAAGCCGCGCACGCCGCTTGTAAATCCTGCCATAAGTCTGCTCCAAAACGTTGCCATGTTTGTATTGCTCAGTGGTTATTCGTGGTCATCCACGGTAACCAATGAGTGGGTTGTAGCCATAACCATCACCGCGCCCGCCATCCACGTGCTTGACGAGATAACGCATCGAGTCCATGCCGTGGTCGTATTCCTTGACCGGCGTCTCTTTGACCGCCTTGCCATCGCTGGCCTTGGGCCACACATACACATCCATCTCGTGCTCAGTGCAGGTGGGCTTGCGCGCCTCGATCAATTCGGGATCCGCCTCGACGAGCGCGTCGCGCAGGAAGAAGAGCCGCGCCTTGCCGTCGCCTTGGGTTTTCAGCCGATCGGCGACAGATTGAATGCCTGTGCTGATATCTTTATCCGCCGGCGTGGTGTGAATGCCGTTCTCTGCGAGCGTTGCGCGGTCCTCGGCATCGTGATCGGCAATGGTGGCGACATAGCTCTCGCCCGAGCTCAGCGAGTTGATCAGCTGGGCATGGGTGGCCACCGTGCGCTTAGTCATGTAGATCTCGCGGTAGCGATACAGTCGGCCATCATGGTCCGCCGCCCACCACTGGCACACAAAGGGATTCACATAGCCAAAGTCGATGACTCGGTAGCGCGGCCAATCGCCGGGAATCTCGAAGCGATCAATGAGATGGACTGCTGCATCGTAGCCCTCGTACACCGTGCCCTCGGCCTGCACCCATTTGCCGAAGCGTAGCCGCTGCAGACGCACACCGGTGAGGTTGCCGAGCTTCTCCAGGGTGCGCTTGCCCTGCTCTGTGATCGTGCCATCTTTGAGGAAGAGCGACGGGTTGTCTTCATGCCGTGACTCAAAAAACGCCAACTTCTTTTCATTGCGCCGCTGCAATATCCAGTGCGTCGGCGGGCCAGGGTTGCAATCCCCCCACAGTTGCGGATAGGGCACGTTGCCGGCGCGACCGGTGGTGCGGGTGCTGAGCGTTTCCCAGTCTTCGAGCTCGAGCTCCTCGCACTGGTTGACGTAGACACCATCCAGCTCTTGGCTCAATACCTTGCTCGGGTTATCCATCCCGCCGACCCAGATCCGTGAGCCATTGGGGTAGTCAAACCATTGAGGCCGCTCGCCGCCGTATGGCTCGACCTCAAAGCCAGCCAGCGTCAGCACCTTGCGCTTGAACGACTGCACCACCGAGGCCACCGTCGAAGCGTAGGTCTTGCGCATGATGGCCCACTGCGAGTTGGGATATTGGGTGGCCAAGTTGTGCAGCTTGACCAGTGAGCCAATCGTCTTGCCAGTCTCGGCTGGGCCTGACAGCATGGCCTCACCGGCGATGCTGGCGAGGAGCTGCGAGGATCCGCCGCGAAAGTCCAACTCGATCAGCGGCAAACTCTTGGCGCGCACACGCTCGCGTGCGGCATCGAGCACCTCGGCCATGAGCTGATTGATCTCGCTCTGGCTGAGGAGCTTGGCCAATGCGCCGAGGGGCGCGGTCGATGCCGGTCTGGTTTGCAGCATGGTCAGGATCGAGTCACATCCAGCGTCACGCGCAGATCGCCGTGCGCCACCGTGAACACCTGCCCGCCACGCGTCACCTCCAGATCCCAAACAAACAGACTGGATTCATTGGTGAGCGATGCGGTGTCGGCTGGGGCAATCTCAATCGTGAGTTCACCCTGCGCGGCATTGGTGACAGTGATTCCACTGCCACCGGTTGTTTTTTGAAACAGCGGCATAACATCGTTGATATTTTGGCGAGCCGTAAATTTCACCGTTGCGCCCGATAGGTCAAATACGGACGAACCGGTTTTGACCGCGCCATTGATTAGCGCTGTGTCTCCACGAATCATCTCTAGGCTAGTTGCAGCAATTGCACTCATGACAATCTCCTGAAACAACACGCGCATTGGATGCGGTGATGGTTGCTATTGAATAAACCTGTGACAGCGTAGCCACAGGATAGGTATGGGTTAGTGCCGCGGCCACAAACACTTGCGTGATGGTCGCGCTATCTGGAATCTGATTCAGGGCGATGCTCAGCGCTGGCACACCAAGCGCGCTCAGGCTCGCAATCCCACTCAGATGGATCGTGCTCGCAAGCGCATGCGATCCCAGCGCCGATGCCGAAGCGATGCCCGCCAAGTTAATGGCGACACTGACGCGTTGTGAACCAAACGTGCTGCTACTTCCTATTCCCGGCGGTGCGACGGTGATTGCTGTGGTGACACTGTGACCGCCGAGAGCCGATGCAGACGCAAGCCCGCCCACGATGATGCTGACATCCAGCCTATGCGCGCCAAGTGCGCTCGCCGAACTGATGCCACTGGGGGCAACCACCGGAACATAGGTGAGCGCGTGTGATCCGAACGCACTGGTCGAGGGAATTCCACTCAGCGCGATGGTTTTCACCGTCGTCAGCGTATGCGATCCGTAGGCGCTTGCTGATGCGATACTACTCGGCACAATAGAAACGCCAATGGTGTGACCGCCCAGCGCTGATCCGCTTGGGATCCCACTCGGCGCAATGATCGCCGCCGTGCTAACAAGGTGCGAGCCAAGTGCACTGGTAGACGCTATGCCACTTGGGGAAATGCCGACACTGATTGTGTGCGAGCCGAGGGTAGACGCTGACGCAATGCCGGTCGGCTGAACCGTGACGCTGAGTGTGTGGCCACCAAATGCCGATGTTGATGCAATCCCCGTCGGGGCTATGGTGCGCTCGCCTAGCACCGTATGGCTGCCCAGAACAGACGCCGAGGCAATGCCGCTGGGCGATATTACGATCGATAGCGCATACGCACCGTAGGCGCTGGCTGATCCTATCCCCGATGGTGCGATGGCAAGGGCAAGCGTGTGCGTGCCCAGGGTGGACCCTGAAGCAAGGCCGCTGATCGCGATTGCCAAACTCAATGCGTGGCTACCCAGCGCAGACGTTGAGGCGATGCCGCTGGGGGTGATCACGCCAACAAACGCAACCGTGTGACTTCCCAGGGCGCTCGTCGATGCGATCCCAGCTGGGCTGACTAACGTTGCCAGCGTATGCACGCCAAGTGCCGAGGCCGAGCCGATACCACTTGGCGCAACAGTGACACTGAGCGCGTGTGAACCCAAAGCGCCGCTGCTTGCTATCCCTGGCGGCGCGACGGTGGTTTGCGTGCTGAGTAGGTGTGTGCCAAAGGCCGATGTGGATGCAATGCCCGATGGGGCAACGACTCCGGCAAACGCAACCGTGTGCGAACCTAGCGCCGATGTTGACGCGATGCCGCTTGGTGAAAGGACGCCATCAAATGCAACAGTGTGACTGCCGAGTGCGCTCGTGCTGGCGACGCCACTTGGGGTGATAACCGCATTGAATGTGATCGTGTGTGAACCAAGCGCGGATGTTGAGGCGATTCCACTCGGTGCAACAACCCCGGTGAAAGCGACGGCATGCGAGCCGAGCGCAGATGTCGACGCGATGCCGGATGGGGCGATAACGCCTGTGAATGAGACGGTGTGCGAGCCCAGAGCCGATGTCGAAGCGATGCCGCTGGGCGTAATAGCAAGGCTCAATACGTGGCCGCCTAGGGCGCTGGTTGATGCAATTCCCGAGGGCGCAACTGTCGTCGCAAGAGTATGGGAGCCTAGCGCCGAGGTCGAAGCGATGCCGGACGGAGTAATGGTAGTTGTAAGTGCATGCGTACCCAGTGCACTTGTCGATGCAATCCCCGTCGGCGCGATGGCTGTCGATATCTTCTGAGACCCAAATGCGCTGGTTGATGCAATTCCCGAGGGCGCAATGGATACCGAAAGGGCGTGGCCGCCGAGAACCGATGTTGAAGCAATTCCCGCCGGCGTGATGGTCTGCGTCGTACTAACGTGGGGGATTGCCCAAACACGCTGCCCCCATGCAACTGGCGGGTTGTCCTCAATGGAGATCGAACCAGCCGCCGTCAATGCGTGCGCGTTGCCTGAGTAATCCAGCAGCGCATCGGTAGTATCGCTATAAAGCGGCCACCAGGCATATAGATTTGCCTGGCGCGCAGGCCTGCCCACCTGTGATTCGGCAATGATTTCATCAACGCTCAGCGCTGCGCCCCAGGCCTTCATGTGAGCGATGCGGGCGTTATCCCACCACGTCACCCCATACGGCGTGCCCATGCCGATCTCGGAGATAGCGTTGCGACCGGAGACCGAGCTATGCGTCGACGAGGATGCGACCACCCCATCGACATACAAATCGAGCTGAGTGTCGCTCGATCGGACCAAGGCGAGGTGATACCACGTATTGAGGCTGATTAAATAGTTTGCCCCGTAGGTGGTATTCATGCCACAGCGGATCGATGTTGTTGTGCTATGCCAAATCGCATCCCATTGGCCGTTTGTGCTGTCGTGTAAATGGATCAGGTCCATCGACGTGCCATTGGTCTGCATCCACATATACCAAAAGCAAAGGGTATATGGCTGCTTGTAGTCAAGCAGGTTTGCACTCAGTTTGAGCTGGTCGCCAACGGCATCGAATCGTACGGACATTGGGGGTGAGGATTAGGCAGCGTCGCGCAACTCAGCCGCGAGGAGATATGCATCGCCGCTTGCGGTGTCGCTGCCATTGGCCGCATCGCGTTTAATCGAGATGCGCACATAGTCCGCGGCTGCAACGCTGTCTTTGTTGGTCAGTGTGATCGACACTTGCTGCAAGTAACCGGCAGTGCCAGGCACCGCCGCTGTCGCACTGTTGTCGGCATCGAATGACGTTACTGCATCGAGATCGGTGGCATCGGCGGCGGTGACCGCTTCAACCGCAGCCACCCACACCACATTGCCAGAAGTAGCCGATGCCATAATGAAGCTGATGACTAGCGTCAGCGTGCCAGTCAGACCCTGAGGAGCGACAAGTGTCCAATAGGCGGTCTCGGCTGTTGCAGCATCAAATGCCAACACAGGTCGGCGGTTGATCTGGGTCATGCCTGGATAGTTGCTTGATGGGTAATGAGCGCCAAAAGGCTCAAGGACGGCACGTGTGGCCATTAGGGGGATACCTCGTTTTGCTGCGCTTCTTGCTCCGCAAGCACAGCCGCTTCAAGTCGACGCCGGATAAAAATGGACAAAAAGCGCAATACCTGTGGGCTAGCGAGTTGGCTCGCCACATTCTCGGGCAAGACAAATAGGATGCCGCTCAGCATTGGATCAATCGAATCATCGACGGCATCAACCATTGCGCGGATCTCAGGCTTGAGAAGGTTGGTGTCCCATCGCTCATTGCTGATGAGCTGCATGATTTCGGCAAAGGCTTCGTCTCGCGCCTGGCTGGTCAAAGGTGCCATATACACTCCTATTGCGTTAAACAGTCAGCATCGGCTAAGGCCTATCGATAAACGTGCCGATGGGTCCGCATTTTGTGTGTCCCCGCCAAAGTTATCGATAGGCCTTTAATCCCGTTGCTTTATTGGCCCATGCGATCGGATGTCGATAGCTACAACTTGAAAATCTTGTTGGCGCCACTATCGAACGTCACGATCACATTGCCGCCGCTGGAGGTCACCGGCAGGCCTGTGGCGGTATCGAAACACGCGACTAGGCGGCTGGTTGCTTCCACGCCGGTATCAATCCAGATGACAAGGTGCTCATAGGTGCCAGAAGTGACGGCAGTGAATGTCACATCGTCGGCATCAAACACGCCGCCGGTGTATGTTTTGTTGGCCAACGTTTGTGTGGAGATGCGCGCGCCACCAGCAACATCAGAGATAAATTGATTGGTTGATAGGTTGGGCGTGTACGATGCACCGTCAGTCAATGTGATTTTGACCGTGCCGTTGAGGGCAACGTTGCTCCCGCCATTCAAAACTGCCTCTTTCCATTTGTCGTAAAACCCGTTTGCCATTTGTCTGTGCTCCTATCCGGCTGACACGCAACCGGAAAATAAAAAAGCGCGGACTACCAATTAGGTAGCCCGCGCGACTTTCATCACGTAGCCGTATTCAGTTGCGAGGCGGATTGTAACTCAGCCGCCTGCTATCTTCGGCGGGTGCCCACCATCGGCGAGCATCGGCGCACATACGCCATTCCCGCCAATATCCACCGATCGCTTCAGGTTGTAATGTTCAGCAACGACATCCGCAGCTGCATACAGCATGCGTCCGATCAGGACCATGGACGCAGATCGGCGTAGTTGGCCCACGGCGCGCATCTCGCGCGCCACGGTGAGCAGGCCTTCGCGCACAATCAACCATGTGCGCCGTTCGTTACCGACTTCAGAATATGCCGCAGTGTTTGCCGTTGGGAGTGCTGTCTGTGCCATAGACCTCCAGTGAATTAGTTTGATTTGTTCTCTAGCCGCTCTTGTGCGGCACGAACCAGATCGTTGAAGATTTGCGCCGGGTCGATGCCGGCGGCCTCTAGCTTGGTGCGCCAGTTGATGTCGATGGTTTCGGTGAATAGCTTGTGATGCTTGCCAAGTAAGGCCAGGGCCTCCTGTGCGCTGTAGAGCTCCAGCTCGGTGTATATCTCGGTGTAGGGCTCTTTGCCTTCATCGCGTGGGGTGTAAATCTTCTTGGTCGTCTTGGCCTTCTTAATCAACACGCCCATCCGCCGCTTGCGGATATATGCGAGGTCCACGGTGCCGTCATCGTTGAGCAGGTCTGTGATATCGCCGCGCGCCTGCACAGTCAGTCTGGCCAGCACCTCATTGGCGCTGGCATGTAGATTGGCCAATCGCTGCTGAATGGCCGCCTGAATTTCAGGTTTTTTCAACAATTCGTGGCCAATGGCCCCGGCGGTCTTCTTGGAATAGCCTGCCCGGCGCGCCGCCTTTGAGGCGTTCCACGTCCGCAGGTAATGGGCCACGAATGCTGTTTGCTTCGCGTTCATAGAGTTTGGGTCGTCTGGGTCACCACAAGGCACACCGCACGCGTGATCGCCCGCCGGTGCGCGTCGACGAGCGGCACCGCCTCATTGAGTCCCTCGCCCAGGCGCTCAAGCTGGGCACAGAGCACCATCATCACTGCCGCGAGGATCTCGAGCGCGCCATCGCTGTGCCTTGCCCAGTCAAGCACATCCGTGGCGTAGGCCAGATCGGGCAGATCGTCACGCGTCGCGCGATCACGCACGGCCAGCGAGCGCAGACGGTCGACAGTGGCGGCAACGATCATGGGTGCGTCCCCCCGATAAACGCCACGAGGATTGAGCCAAGGATGCCAATGGCAACACCTATCACCAGGTAGATATGGCGCTGGTCATCGAGTGCAGCAATGTAGCTGCGCAGCTGTCGCCAATCCTCGAGCACAGATGGCACCGGGTGAGCCTTGAGGTGCGCGTCGATATCGGTGATCGCGACGTTGACATCCTTTGGCGCGCTCATGGGAATATGCCTCGCACAATGAAACCTGCCGCAAAGCAGGCCAATATGAGCGCCGTCGTCTTGAGGCCGAGGATCGCAATGCTGCCAATGGCGATGATGGCCACGACCACGACGACGAATGCGAGAAAGATAATGCCGGCAGCCTCCTTCGGGCCAAGACCTCGGCGTGTGGGCAACTGGCTTGGGCGTCCACTCACGCGCTCGCTCCTAGCTCGTTGAAAAGTAGGCCGAACAACTCCGCTGGCAGCACAACATGCTGGCCATCGGCCAGCGCAAGGATGTAGTCGCCGGCGGCACCATGCTGGTCGATCCCCTTGCCGTCGACGACTGTGAAGGCCTGCATGATCTGTACGGCCGTATTCACCGGCTTGGGGGCAACCGCTTGCCATGCGCCGGGCGGGATGGGCTTGGCTTTGCGATTGACGTAGAGGGTGATTGGGTTGGGTGTGTCACTCATGGTGTTGGTGTCTCCGTCTCCACTGGCGTCGCGCTGGGCATCGCCGTTGGCGTGGCCAAGGGTGACTCCAACGGCGATGTTGTTGCGGTCTCGGTCGGCAAAACAATGGGCACCGGCGAGACCGTCATCGTCGGCGTGGGCTCAATGGCTGGCACCGGCGTGGGTGCCACCGTAGGCGATGGCGTCCATGTGCTCACCGGCGCGATGGTTGGTTCAAGCGTCTGGGTGGCCGCCAGCATCGGCGTCGGCTCGGGCGATGGTGCACCGGTCTCAGTAGTCACAAGCGGCGGTGTCGGCAGTGGCGAGATCTCGACGGTTGGCTCGGGCTTGTCGATGGCCAGTGGCAACGGTGTCATCGTTTTGGCGACCACTGCACGTGTGGCCGTCGGGCTCGGTGCGCTCACTCCTTCGGTTGGCTGGACCGGCAGATACAGCGAGCCACCAAGCGCCGCGTCGCTCGGCCTGCCATCGGTGCCGGCGGTCGCCGCGCTGGGCACCGCCTCATGCAGCGGTATCGCCTCATTGCCATAGCCCCTGCCACCCTCGCCAGCGGCATAGCTCAAGCTGTCACCGTGATCACCGTTTGCCACCATGAGCGTGGCGCGCATCACCGGTGTGATGTGCACTACCTCGGCATCGACAACCGTCACCTCGGCGCGCACGCCGGACACAAGCGTCGGCGCGGCAGGGGCGATGCGCCTGACACTGACCTGATAGACGACGAGGCCCGCCACCACGCCCGGCGCAAGCACGGCCATGACCCAACCGGCCACGATGCCGAGTGCGATGCGGTATTTGCGCCCGCGAGTGATCACTGTTTAGACCCTCCTCGCCGAGAGTCGCTTCGTGACTCGTTGAGCGCTCCATCGCTGAAGTGGAGTTCGTCGCGATAGATCCCGTTTTGCCGTTGCAGATCCTCGTTGCGTTCGTTGGCCTCGATGAGTTGCGCCCGCAGGAAGTCGCGCTCGTTGCGCAGATCTCCGATCCGAGCTTCGATCACTTGGCCAAGCAGGATCGTGCCAGCGACTACAAATGCGACAGTGACGATGGCGGCGGCGATAAGGGCGAACGGTTGCAACATTCATTCCATGAGGCGTGAGCAACGCCGCTGGGATTAGTGGCGGATCTCGTTGGGCGACGTAATGGATCGTGCGATCATCCGATTCAGGGCCACCGCCTGCGATGTTTTAACGCCCGAGAACAATGCGCCCGAAGCCTGAAAGCCGACGATGCCGGCGATCACCACATTGCCGATGAACCCCAGTACCGTTGTTCTCTCGCAGGCGATCACGCCTTGCAACCACCCGGCGCACGATGAGCCGATGAAGAGCGCCGCGAGCCCGAGCGAGGCGATGCCGCGCACGGAGCGCTGATACTCCTCGTTTTGGCGGCCATACCACGCGCGTGATTGAGGGATGAGGATGGCGATGAGGGCGAGGACGAAGTTGACAAGTGCGGTCCAGCCTTGGAGAGTTAGGTCGATTTGCATGTTCACCTCGCTAGTTATTGGGCTGGGACGTACTCAGGCCAGTGCCATGTGCCAGAAGCCTTCGTGGTTTCGTCCTGATGAACACTCGTGCACCACATCACGTTGGCGCCCGATTGGAGATCGTTTGATCCATCGGTGAAGACTTGTAACTGCACCATCTCTGCCCCCCATACGCGCACGATGATGGCCGGACGATGATCGCCCTTTGACCAATGGCTGATGGAGTCATCCCAATCCGGCAGTACGTAATGCACGATGCGGCCAACACTGGGCGCTTGCTTGGGTGCCGGTGTCGCTGGCTTTTGATCTTGGGCGTCTTGCGGTTGCTTGTTTGTCTGTGTATCCATTCATTCACCTCGGGAAACGAAAAAAGCGGTCACACCTCA